TTCTTCATAGTACGAATTGTTTTCTGCATGAAGTTTTCTACCTCATTAGGAGGAATAGCACCTACGTTTACATAAAATACTCGTTTTTCTGGTGCGCGAGAGATCCTATGAATTAACATAGCATCTTCCATTAATGTATATTGTTTAAATAATTTACGAGCAGGCTCAATATATGATCTACCATAAGGAAGATAGTTAACATCTGTTAATAATCTAAAGTGAGCCATTTCATAATTATCAAAAAATATTCCTGATGCATTAGTACTTTCATTACCACTAAGATTAGGAACAGTGTATTGACCTGTACCACCTACAAAGCCATCTGGATTGAATCTAAATCTTACTGCTGTAGGTGTTTCTCTACTATATGCTTCTTGTCTTTCAATGTGATATGCTGTGTAAGGAATAACATTATATACTCCAAATTTTTCAGCAATTTCTAGTTTTAAAAAGAAATCACCATACTTACACATTTGACGAGTCCAAGACCAAAGATTAAATTCAATATTTAATACATCATAAAATAAGTTGTATAAAATCTTTTGAACATCTTCATCCGAACTTCTAATTTGAAGTACTTCACCCATTTCATTTTTTAAAGTACATTCATCTGCTACAATGTCTAAAGCTGATGCTACAATAGCATCATTATCCATAACATCATAGTCTGAATATAATTGGGCTCTTAAATATTGATAGTTAACATTTAATTGTTGACCGTAAAGTGATGTAGCGCTAGTAGAATAAACTCTACTATATCTATCAATTAAAGCGTTTGTTGTATATTGACCACTTCTTTGAATTGAATCAACATCCATTACACGAAGCTGATTTCCTCCCTCATTGCGAATAACAACATCAGTGGAAAAAAGTCGTTTTAGTCTTGTAAAAATACTTGTATCGGCCATAGTTTAATTTTTAAAGTAACCAACTGATATCTTCGGATTCATTATCATTTAAAGGCATATGATATGGATTATCTATACCTGATGAAAAATATGCTCCTTGATATGAAGAAGGTCTTGAAATGTTATTTATTGTTGCTTTAGCTAATTCTACACCTTGTGCTTTATTTTTTAAAGCTGTATCTCTAAGGTACATAGCTATACTATAAGACATAACTAAATCATCGTTATATCCACTTTGTGCTTCTGCTCTACCGTTTTTCCAAACAAATACTTTCATTTCTTCAATCAAACGCTTTGATCTTAAAATTACACTATGATCACCAAAATATTCTCTACCTTTATTAATTACTAAAGGACGAGATTTTAATGACATAGTAAAACCAGGAGTCATTTTTGTTATGTCTCCATATCTGTCAAAGTACGAATCAGAAGTGGGTGAGTCACTCTTAGGTGAATAATATAAGTTTCTATAACCTCTTTCTATAATAGCATCAATAGTTGACCATCCAATATTTGCGTTTTCAACTACCAATAATGCTTCATTATATTCTGTTGCTATACCTGTAAGTAAGTAACCGTATTCTTTAGGTGGTAATTGTCCTCTATATTCTGCAACTTGAGCATTTGTTTCAATATCAAATACATGAAATGCAGAATAGTCTTTACTATCACCTCTAGCAACGTCAGCTACTACTATATAATTTCTTGTATAATCAGGTGCTTCCCAAACCCATAAATTTTTATCTACTCCTCTACGTTCCATAGGATCACACACATGAGTAGTCATCATATATTCTAAATGTTCTGGATAATAAACTACATCACCTGAAGTTGTAAAATCACAATCACATTCTTGTGCTGCTAATCTAGGATCACCTAATAATTCATCTTGTCTTTTTCTCCATTTTTCATCTCGTTCAGGATGAACATACCAAGGTAATTTAATAGGTAAAAAGTCATTTGCTTGTGCTTCGGCTGAAACCCAAGTTTGGTGAAACCAATTTCCAGTACCAAATGGAGTAGATAATACAATTGCTCCACCACCAGTTGCTAATGTTTGTTGAGCAGAAGCCCAAATATGATCTATATTTTCAATAAACGCGGCCTCATCTACTATAAGTAATGATACTGCTTCTGATCGACCAGCATCTGAAGCTGCTGAAACTGCTTTTATTTGAGATCCATTACTTAATCGTAATGTTAATTTATTATTTTCATCAGCAGGTATTTTAAGCCAAGTAGGTAAGTTATCAAACATGAATTTAACTTTCGTTACCATGTTTTTAGCTGTTTCCTGTTTGGTAGCTAAACATAACACGTTTTTATCTTTATGGAATATCATTAACCATAAAGAATATCCTGCTGATAGAGTTGAAATGCCTAGCTGGCGAGATTTAAGTACTATAGAATATGGATTATCTCTCCATAATGTAAGTACTTTAGATTGAAAAGGATAAAGATTAAATATTACTCTACCTCTTTGTGGGTGCTGTATATAACAGTACTTGCGCATAAAATGGTCTGGGGACTGTGCGCATTTGATATATTCTTCTCTTATTATTTGTTTTAAGTCTTGACTCATAATATTTTTTTATGTTTATTTTTATTTCCAATATTATTAGAGCCAAAACTTTTAGCTATATCTGTTGTTTTAAATAAAGGTTGAGTATTAGTATAATAAAATGCCTTTTTTATATTTTCTTCTTTAGTTAAATCAAAAGAAACTAAAGGTTGTTTATGATCTATTTCCCAAACTTGACCTTTATTTTCCCAAGTCATACCTATTTCAAATAAATTTTCTAAATATTTTTTATATTCTTCAATAGAAATACCTAAATATTTTATTTTATTTTTTTTAGATAAATTTTTTTTCTTTAAATGATAATTTATTAAAGCATAAAAATTTTCTTTTATTTTTTGATTTGGATTATCTATTCTTAATTGTTTTTGATAATTTGAATAATACTGTTTATTATTTTGTCTCCATACAGATGATTTTTTTAACCAATTTTTTTTAAAATCATCATCAAGATTCCATTTATTTTTTCTTTTAATAGAATCACAATTTTTACAAATAGATTTTCTACCAAATTTACCAGTTTTATCTATGTTAAATAATTCTAATAATTTGGTATCAAAACAATCAAGACAGGTTTTATACCCGTCTTGAATATCTTTATTGATATGTGAATATTTTCTCTTCACACTTATTATTTCTTTAATTCACCATTAATAAAGTCAATTAAATTAAGACCCTTCTTAGCGAATATTTTTTTCAAGTCAGCTTTTGCTTTATAGTTGTCAATAGCGGCTTGTGCTTTTGTCTTATCGTCTTTAGAAGCTTTTTTATCTGTTAATATTTTAGCTTTATTAATAATAGCTTGTTTAAATTTACCAAATACATCTTCTTCCTCAGGTGATAATTCAGCATATGCTTTACCAACTGTTTTTTCTACTTCTTTATCACTTACAGCTGTTGGTTCTTCTTCACTTGTTTCTGGTTCTTCCTCTTCAGGTGATTCCCATTCATCTTTTTCTGGTTCTAATGTTTCTGGTTCTTCAACTTCTGGTTCCTCTTCTTTAGCACCTTTTTCTGGTTTAGCAGCTGCTGCTAATTTACCGCCTGAAAATACTCCAATTGCTAAGAATTTATTAAGGATAGGATTTAAAGTAGTATCGTTAATACCTAATTTAGCTCCTAATTCTTTTTGTGTTAATCCATTTTCACCTGCTTCTTCAATAGCGTTTAAAACATCAGCCATTAAACCTGTGGTATATATTTCTTTAGCGGTTGCTAATTTATCAGTATTACCTACTTTATAAGAACCAGCTTTACGAGCCATTTCTTCAAGATCTGCTTCTTCAACAAAATCTACAGGATCTTCCGCTGTACCTAATTTTGGATTTTTAGTAGTTGATCTAGCCTTATTTATAAAAGTTTGTTTTTGCGGATCAGTTAATGTTCCTGGATTAGGGACATCTATTGTAGATTCACTTAATTCATCTATAATTTGTTCACGAATATATGCTGTTAAATCTTTACGTTTCATTGAGTAGATTTTGGTTATAAATATTACAAACTTAAATAAGATTTTATTTGTTTTAATCTATCCTCGTTAGTACCCGATATAATTCCAAAATTCTTAATATACTGTAAGTTACTAGAACATAAATATTTAATAGTATTATCTATTTGATCTCTATATGTAGCATTAGTAATACGTACATTGTTATCTTCAATATCTACTCCAGCAGGACTTACATAGAATACCCAATCATATTCAGGTATAAATCTAGAAGCATAATATTCAAATGCTGTTTTATCTGATTTATCGATAGATTCGGCACTTAATGTAAATGCTATCACATCTATAATAGTACGATCAGTTATAATATTTTCATGTAGTAATTCACTACAACGTTCAGCTAAAAATATTGATTGACCTTTTAACGTACTATCAGTATTTAATGGAATACCTAAATCTCTTAAATACTTACTACGTTCAGTAGCAAAATTATAATTTTTAAATTCGTGTAATTCTCTTAAAGAATTAACCAGTGTAGTTTTGCCTACACTAACTGTACCTGTAAAACCTATTTTCATATCAATGTCTCATTTTAGCAACACCACTCTTGTACCAAGGCAAACCAACACCTTCTTTTTTACGTTTTTTAAAGTCTTCTTTAGTAAGAAAAATACCATTTAAATAATATTCTTCTTTACCATCAGGATGAATTAATGCTGGACCTTCTGCGTTATGCAATTTACCATCTTTAATGTAACGAATAGTACCGTCAGGTGACTTAAAACGTTTTACAGGATTAATATTATCTACCATAACTTTTTATTTTTAATATAAGTAATGGATTTATGGGAGCAAAATTTATTTAATCAATTAACTTATCTCCATATAAGATAATAATGTATCAGATCCACTTACATTAGGTGTGTTAATTCTTAATGAATCTCCTGTTTGTAAAACTAATGTATCAGATATTGGTTGAAATGAGGTTTGTGCTGGTATTGATGAGCTTTGTATCAATGTATAGTTAATAGCAGATCCGCTTTTTTGGACTATCACGTCAACTGTTATACTTGAAGTAGCAACATTAGCTATGTACAGACTTTTTATTAACGACGATGATACGTTGGAGGGAGTTGTATAAATAGTTGTAGAACCCGTAGCGTTAATTTCGTTTGCGTTTAATTTATATGTATTAGGCATTTTCTTCTGTATTATTTGTTTCGTTTAACCATGGTTTGGGTAAACCCATTGTATATATTTCTGGGTACCAATATATTCCAAAATAATTATATGCTTGTTCTTCTGTATCAAACCAATACCAACCATCTACTGGATAGGTATATGTATCTTTTTGTTCCCTAAAAAGTTGATAAGCATCGTATCCTCCATAAACAAAATTAACTGCACATATTACTACTCCACTTAAGTCTATTTTATAAAATCCTGATGTGTCTCCTATTTCCATAATTATAAATATTGTTTTAAATTGTTATCCATTAACAGTCCATCCTTTTGCTGTTGCAATTGATCTAGTACATGTAGGAGAACCCCAATTACCTGTAATTGTTATAGTTTTACCAGCTCCGGTACTCGATAAATTAGTAAATATTTCATTTAACTCATTTGCTGCTAAACCATGATTTGTAAAATCTACAGATACGTTTATACCTATTAAACGTACTCTTCTAAGTCCTCCACTACCCTGCATAGTTTGAAATGTACCAGCGGTTATAGTTGAGCCAGATGCAAAATTCAAAGCTGGGAGTTCATTTGCTGGCATACCAAGAAACATACTTGTAAAATCAGTTCCACGGGATGTATTAATTATTGGTAAACTGAGTAAAGAACTACAGCCTGAAAATATACTACTAAAATTAGTTCCGCGGGACGTGTCTATAGGTGGTATATATCTTAATGATGTGCAATTATTAAATGTAGCACTAAAACTTTGAGCATTAGAGAAATTTAACTGAGGTAAATATCTTAATGATGAACAACCTTGAAATGCATTGGTTGCATTAGTAACATTTGTGAAATTAAGCCAAGGAATTTCTTTTAAAGACGCACAGTTTTGAAATATAAGTGAAATATTAGTAGCTTGTGATGTATCTAACGGTGGTATTGTTTTTAATGATAGACAGTTTCCAAACGTAGAATTAAAATTTGTGCCTTTAGATGTGTTCAAGAATGGTATTTCTTTTAGGGAATAACAAGTACTAAACATACTAGCAAAAGTTGTACCCGCAGACGTATCTATTGAGGGTATTTTTTTTAAAGAATAACAATTAAGAAACATACTAGCAAAAGTTGTGTTTTTAGCAAAATTAAATCTTGGTATTGTTCGCAACGATTGACAAACTTGAAACATACCGTTTGCCGTTGTTACGTTTTGTGTATCAAATAATGGTATATATTTTAATGCACCACAGTTTCCAAACATGGTAGATGTATTTGTTACATTACGAGTATTTAGTAAAGTTGGTGCTTTTTCTAAACTATAACAACTAAGAAACATACTAGCAAGAGTAGTTGCTGATGAGCAGTCTATTGATCTGGGTAAATCTGTTAAATTATGACAAGAAGAAAAAGTTGATCCAAATGAAGTGACTTTAGATGTATTTCCTATAAATTTAACAGATGTTAAATTATAACAATTGCCAAACGTATTAGATAATGTCGTAACATTAGTAACATTAATTGGAGGTATTGTTTCTAAATTATAACATGATGAAAATGTACTAGCTAAATTTGTAATCGACGAGGATAAAAAGGATGCATTTATCTCTCTTAGATTAAAGCAATTATTAAATGTACTTGTAAGATTTTGTATATTTTGTGACCCAGAAATAGTTATACTTGTTAAGTTATAACAAGTTGAAAACATACTAGCAAGAGAAGTTGCTGTATTAATAACAAGTGTAGGTAATTTTTCTAAGTTGTAGCAAGAAGAAAATGTGCTAACAAAAGAACTACCACTATTAGTAAACAATGAAACAACTTCTTTTAAAGATACACAATTATTAAATAAGGTATCAAATGATGTTATCTTATTTGATCCTGAGTATTCAAATGTTTCTAGAAGTCTAAGCCATGAGGTAGTTGAAAAATTTGAACCTAAAGTTAAAGATGTTATTTCCGTACCTGCCATTCTTATTGATTTCCAATTTGAATTTGGGTTACCGCCAGCACCTCCTCCCATTGATTGTGATGGGGATGTTGCTGGAGGTATTGGGATAGTAATAGTGCTTGGTGAGAAACTTACTGTGGCAAAACTAGTTGCGCTTCCAGATAAAGTAATCGAAATTAATGTTGGTTTATATAGATCAGTAGATGAGTAAATTGAGCTTGTAAGTGAGTTGAAAGATGAGGTGGTATATTGTTTAAAAGCTGTAGTACCTGAATTAAAGCTGCCTGTTGTACCATCTCCCCAATCTACTCTGTATCCTCCTCCACCATTAGTTGTTAAACTTAAATTAACCCAGTTACTATTGTTATTATAAACTGCATACCATCCAACTATTTGATTGTTTGTGATTGATGGTAAAGGAGATAATCCACCACTAACTATAACAGTTGGTGGAATATTATATCTAGTTGAGCCGGATGCAACAGAAATAGATCCAATTGTATTGCCGGATAATGTTGCTGATGCTGATGTGCTGTTTAGATAGGCTCCATCAATTTGTACTGTTGGTGAGGATGTATAACCTGTTCCGGCACTTGTAACATCGATAGAAGATATACCAGCTACCATTGATGCTGAAATAACTGCACCACTACCGCCGCCTCCTGTTACGGTTATGGTTGGAGTTGATGTATAGTCTCTACCATTTTGTAATACTGGGATAAGTGATGCAGACACTCCATTTGCTGCTAATCCACCTCCAGTAACAGTTATTGTTGGGTAGTTAGCTCCTCCTCTATAGTTACTACCAGTATTAGTCATAGTAACAGCAGTTACAATACCGTTTGTAAGTGTAATAGATGCTGTAGCAGTTATACCAGCTACACCATTTGCTGTTACAGGTGCTGAAAATGATGCTGTAGGTGTTGAAGAATATGGACCTCCTCCATTACCAATATAAACAGACTGTATTGAATATAGAGGTTCTATTGATGTTATTGCTCCTGCTATAGCTGTTACATAACCATTTGCTCCTGTTCCGGTTCCACCAGAAAAACTTAATGTAGGAGCAGTAGTATATAAAGTACCACCATTATATAATACTAAAGCACTAATAGATCCATTTGACAATGAAGATGTTGCGGATGATCCAGAACCATCTCCTGTTAAAAAAGAACCTGTTAAAGCAAGAGTTGTGTCTGCTATTTGAGGATAAGATGATAAATTAACTGATGTAAAAAAGTCTTCGTTTTGAGAATTATATCTTACTTGATAATTTCTATCTCTAGATAGTACCCCTTGTACTTCTACACCAGGTAATGGGTTACCTATAAATCCATTTATATTATCTTTTTTACTCATAATCTTATTAAATTAAAAACCAAAGTTGTGCTTCAATTGATGTTGTATCTCCACTACCACCAGTAGAATTTATAGTTACAGATCCTGTTCCTGAGGTTGGAGAAATTGTTATATTAGTACCTGCTATTATTTGTGTTACTCCTCCATTTAAAGCATATGATGCTGTTTCTGCATATGAAGCAGAAATGGCATTTGTAGCATTAGATATGCTTCCGCTAAAATATGATGCAGTTACAGCATTGTTAGCCCAACTTGCAGTTCCTAAAAACGAACCTGTAAATGATCCTGTAAATGATCCTGTTGTAGTACCTCCACTAGCATTTAAAGCATATGATGCTGTAAGAGCATAAGATGAACTTAAAACAGACATAGATGATGTCTGTGAATTAAGTACAAATGAACTAGTAGCAGAATTTAATACATAATCAGGAGCAAATGATGCTGTAGAAGCAAAACTAGCACTCAACACTGTCATTGAACTAGTTTGACTATTTGTTATAAAGCTTGACGTCTGTGAATTAGTTACAAACGAACTAGTTGCACTATTAAGAACATAGTTTGGAGCTAGTGAAGCAGTTAGAGCATTTACAGAAAATGAACTACTTAAAGCATAAGATGATGAAATAGATACACTTGCACTTTCAGCCCAACTTGAAGTTCCAAATACTGATCCTGTTACTCCACCATTTAAAAAGTTTAAACTTCCTGTTATAACAGTATTACTATTAATAGAAACTACTGTACCGGTATCTGTTATATTTGAATCACCAATATGTTCTCCTAAATCACCTCCTACTGCTTTTGGTATTTTGTTTGTTGATAAAGTAGTTTCATTACCGACATTATTAAAGGTTTGTGGGCCTTGAATAAATACAGAACTAGTTGTTGCACCACCTACATTTTGATGAACAAATATCCATTGATTATTTTGTGAATCAAAAAGAATTGAACCTGATGTTTGTGGAGATGATCCTGAATCGATAACAGCTAAACCTCCGAATCTAATTGATGGAGTATTTGTGTTAACTGTTATTAAATTAGTACCAATATTAAGAGTTGATTGAGATACATAAGTTATAGATGCTGATCCTAAAACTGTTAGATTTTGAGTTATAACTAATGAACCTGAAATAGTTTGATTTCCGTTAAAAGTATTTGATCCGGTAATTGCAAACGATCCGGTTTGAGAATTTATAACGTATGAACTAGTAGCATTGGTTAAACTGTTAATTCTGTTATTAAAAGAAGAACTATCTGTTTGATATGAACTAGTAAATGCGTTAAATGAAGAAGTTGTTATAAATGAACTTGTATCTATAGTTGTTCCAGCATTTAAAGCATAAGAAGCAGTTGCTGAATATGATGAACTTATTGAATTGTTTGCCCAACTAGCTGTTATATTATATGTACCGGTAGGTAAAAATGATGCAGTTAAAGTATTTCTTGCCCAACTTGCAGTACCAAATAAAGATCCTGTTACTCCACCTCCAGATGCTATTAATATAGATCCTGAAGATAATATTAGATTGCTTCCGGAATAAGATAATGAGGTTAATATATTATTACTTGAATCAACAAAATTTAATGTGTTTTGACCTACATTAATAGTAGCAGTAGATATACTTCCAGATACTATTAATGATCCCGATACTTCAACTATTCCTCCTCCAGTTGAAGCATTTCCTGGTCTTAAAATGATAGGTAATGAAAGTGTATCTGTAGTTAGGGCTAGTTTTGTTGAGGCTCCATGTATTCTAAAACCAAAAGTTTGATTACTAGCTACTAAAGTTGCTTCTCCGCTAGTCCAAGGAGACATTTCTAATTTATAAACTGAAGGATATCCATTATATCCTAAACCTATACCTCCTCCATCTTGTGTTGCTATTCCTAAAGCATGATATGCTCCGTTTGTACTACCCGATTTTATATCTATAAGTAAAGGAGTATTTGAAGGTGTAGCAGATGAAGATATTATTACATTTCCTCCATTTAATAAAGATACAGTGTTTGTACTTTTACCAAAAGTAAAATTACTTGAACCACTTAAGACTCCATTATCATTAAATTGAATAGTTGTATTAGCTCCGCCTGGGGCTGCATTTAAAGCATAAGAAGCTGTGATTGTATTATTTGACCAACTAGCAGTTCCAAATAATGAACCAGTTATACTACCACTAACTCTTAATGAACCTGTTATAGATTGAATTGCGTTTGATGAGCCTGTAGTTATAAAAGAACTAGTTTGACTATTTTTAACAAAAGAACTGGTTTGTGAATTAAGTACATATGAACTAGTAGCATTAGTTAAACTACTAATACTACTACTAAAAGAAGAACTATCATTTTTATATGAACTCGTAAACGAGTTAAATGAAGATGTAGTTACAAATGAACTAGTTTGACTATTAGTTATAAAACTACTGGTTTGAGAATTTGTAACAAATGAACTTGTAGCACTATTTAATACATAATTCGGAGCTAAACTAGCAGTAGCAGCATATGAAGCAGAAATGGCATTTGTAGCATTAGATATACTTCCACTAAAATATGAGGCTGTTACAGCAAGTAAAGAATATGATGATGTAGCAGCATATGATGCTGTAAGAGCATATGAAGCAGAAGTAGCACTTACAGCATTAGATATACTTCCACTAAAATATGATGCTGTAACTGCTAAAACAGCATATGATGATGTAGCAGCATATGATGCTGATGTAGCATTTATTGCATTAGATATACTTCCACTAAAATAAGATGCAGTTGTGGCATATTGGGCATTAATAGCATTTTGAGCGTTAACAGCATTATCAACTACTATTCTTTGTATTTGGGGTCTTTGAGTATTAGAAATGCCCATTTCATTTAGTTACGTAAAGATTATTTATTATAAATATAAGTAAAAATTAAAAATTATTATAAATATTTTATTAAATATTTTCTAATCTAAATCTATATAATGAATCATCTACTAAAGATGATGATGTATTAATATCTATTGGCCACCCATTATTATACAATTTTGTAAATTCAGCAGTTGGGTTTGGCTACTATATCAGCATAATTTAATATTTGAACTCCCATTTTATGCTAATGTTACCCAAGTTTTATCAGGATCAAAATAAATTGTATTTGCTAATGTTGTTTGATATCCCATAACTCTAACAACGTGATTTGATGAGGAAGGAGATGTTGCTGTCATTATTCCAGATCCAGTAGCCATATAAACTACAGAACCTGTTCCATAAGTGTAAGATGAACTTGCTGCAAATCCTCTGATTAATAAGCCGTTTGTTGTAGGTGAAGATCCAACAGCTAAACCTAACATTCCTGTACTACTGCCTGTTGAGTTTGCATTTGCTAAAGACCAAGTACCTGAGGAACTTAAGAAATATAATTGGCCTGTGGTAAGAGTGCCTGATCCGAATTGTACTATTTCACCATTAAAGGAGGGTGAGATTGGAGCTGCGAATGTTAATGAACCTGATAATATTGTATTTCCATTAATATCTAAAGCAGAATTTGGATTGGCTTTACCTATACCTACTCTATTGTTTGCTCCATCAACAACAAATGTGTTTGAATCAATGTTTAGTATTCCAGTACCACTACCTAAACTCATAGTAGCAGCTGTCATTGTTATAGTATCTGTAGTAGCATCACCAATAGTAGTATTACCTGATACTATTAAATTTCCGTTTAAATTAACATTACTACCACTAACTAATAAAACATTATTAGCATTAAATGATCCTGATACTCCTGAACTTGAAACAAGTAATTTATAACCTGAGTCGATTGGAGGTGAACCAAAACCTGATCCAGAAGCATGATATCCTATACTTACATTGTGAGAAGTATTGAATATAGCTAAAGTTCCATAGGAATTAACTAATCTATATCCTAATACGAATAAAGATCCTGAATTAAAAGCATCAAATCTATTTAAGGATCCTGATGTAAAAAATTGTAAACCAGGAAATCCAGAAGGTGTTGAGATATTAACATTTCCAGCTTCTACAGCTGATGAGTTTAATGTGAAAGAAGCAACACCGAAATTTGATAAAGTAAATCTTGTAATAGATTGACTTGCAACACTTATTAAATTTTGTGGTGATGAACCGGATGTAAATATTATATTTAAAGATCCAGTTACTGTTAATCCATTTGTAAATCTACCACTACCGCTTACATCTAACTTATAACCAGCATCAGTAGTAGTATTTATTAGAATATTTCCGTTGTTTTTTATTGATAATCTTGTAGCTCTTCCAGCTCCTGTAGTTCCTGTTTGAAAATCAATTCTTGATGGTAAAACACCTGATGATACAGCTCCATCAACAAAAGATAAAATTGCTGAGGATGCTTGTCTTGCAGCTCCATCCCAACCTATAAAAGTAAATTGACCCATTCTATCTTCAGAATCAACTACAACTGGTGATGATACTGTACCTCTATATCTTGCAAAAGTTATTCCAGGTCCTTCATTCGCGGTGTTTGTTAATGCTGTAGCTACAATAGTTGAATTAGAATTAACTTGAGTTACTTGTATTTTAAAAGCACTATTATCGCTTGGAGGAATAGAATTACCAATTTTTAGTGTTTTATTAGTATCATCCCAAAAGAAAGTACTATTATCTTGAGAAATTAATCCACCAGTTGTAGCGAATAAAATAGAACCTGAGGTTAAGTTATTAATGGATAATGAACCTGTTATTGTTTGATTACCATTAAATATATTTGATCCAGTAGTAGCAAATGAACCTGTGTTTATACTTGCTCCTGCGTTTAAAGCATATGATGCAGTTGTAGCAAAAGAAGCAGATACTACTGGTGAAGTTGAACTTATGCTACCAGTAATAATAATACCAGATGAATTTGCTGTAAATACAGTATTATCATTAACGACTATATCTATAGGTGTGCTTGATCTTATTGTTGACATAGCTTATATTATTATTTTACACCAAAATTAGTAAATATACCTTGAAAAATAGTATTTCCAGCTGTAACACCACTAGTATCCATTTGTAATTCCATATATGGATCATTCCAAACTAATGTAAATGTTACTAAACCTAATTCATTATATACTAAATCACCATCAACAAAATCATCATTTATTGCTGGGGTATTTCCTGTATTCCATGACCACGCTGCTTTTAATGTTCCTATTCTAGATGCAACGTTATTTCCAGAACCTAAATCTGTATCAACTAATAATAAAGAATAATCACATTTAAATCCATACATTTCTAAATCCGTACCAGTACCTCCTGGTACTGCATTCCATCTATAAATTGTAGTTGCGCTTGTACCTGATCCTTGTGATATTTGGAAATGGGATAAACCTAATTTTTGATTATTAGGACTGGTAGTATTATATGGTACATAAGAAGCAGGCTGATTACTGTTTGCACCGCCAATAGAAAAATCATAATTATATTGATGAGTTAATTGATCGGCATCAGAGTTTGCAGGATTAAATGAATACCTTAAATTATTAGAACCACCAAATGCACTGCCTGAATTAAATTGAATGTTGTTAGAGACGCCACCTGGGGTTGTAGGGGTTGCACCTGGTGCCCATGAAGCACTAACCGCAAATGATGATGATACCACAGAATTTGAACCGTAGGGTCCGAAAACTCCGGATGCTGTAACATAAGATGCTGTAGCTACAGATCCAAGTAAAAAGGATGCTGTAGCAGCTTGAGTAGCGTAAGATGCTGAATTAGCTTGAGTAGCGTAAGATGCTGAATTAGCTTGAGTAGCGTAAGATGCTGTACCTGTAAAATTAGTAGCTGTTACAGTTATAGCTGATATATTGGTTAATGTTAATAAATTAGTAGATGGATTGTAATAAAGAGCATTATCAGTTTGTAATAATCTAAAAGAATCTCCGTCTGGGAGTGGAGCGAATGTAAGAAAGTAGTTAGCATTTGTAGTACTACTAGCGGATACTCTTACTAGACTGGCGCTTACAGCATTTGTTGCCCAACTTGCAGTTCCAATCAATTGACCAGTAAATGAACCTGTGAATGATCCTGTGTTGCTTAAAAATTGATCTACTCTAGCTACTGTAGCTATTACTGATGGAACTGTTGGACCAGATATAGGTGTAGGATCATAATATAACTCAGCGTTAATATCATCTGTAGCCCACATTATTCTGTATTCATCTCCTGCTGCGGCATTTAAGAACCAATTCCATGCTGCTACTGTTTTACTATTAGTTCCGCCTGGGAGTTGAACGTATGTGTTTGTAGCTGATAAATCTATATTGTTTTTTCTAATCCATATTAAAATATTGGCTACACCACCTCCTGATCCTTGTTTTTGCAATTGAGCAGAAAACTGTAAATCATAAACTCCTGCATTAGTTATTTTAATTGAGGAACTTGCTGAACCAGATATTGTTACACCATTTGAAATGTCTATATTATTAAAAGACATTGAATATGGCGTATTAATGGCTCCTGCTGTTTGTGTTTGTGTACTAAAGAAGCTACCATATGATCCTGTGGATGTGTTTCCGTATACTCCTCCACCACCTGTTGAACTAATTGTTACTTGACCTAAACCGTTTGAAGGAGATAATGAAATATTTGATCCTGCTAATAATTGAGTTACACCACCATTTAAAGCATATGATGCTGTTGTAGCATATGAAGCAGTTCCAAATAAAGAGCCAGTTATACCTCCTGAAGCACTAATAAATGAGGCTGTTAAACTTTGAACTGATACTCCATCATTAGTAACTAATGAACCTGATAATGTATAACTACCTGAAAGTGTATGAGTGTTATTCCATAAACCTGTTGAGGCGTTATAAGCTAATAAATCACCATATGTTAGTGATGATAAAGATACATCTGTTAGTCCTGCTAATGTAGTAGCTCCACCTCCACCTCCTCCTGCTCCTCCTGCTCCTGAGCCTCTAAATAATCCTGCTGGTCTAAATTCGTATGATGCTGCTGTAGTAAAATCAGCATTATTTCTTAGCAACATATATCCTACAAGAATAGCATTTGCTGCTGTATTTGGAGCTTCATTAAAGGGTTCAGTTAATAAAGCAGCTATTGCATCTGTTTTATTTGCGTATTCAGCATTTCCATAATAAATGTAAAATGCTTTTGTTGCACTATTTGGGAAATAAAATACTCTTTGTATTGACCATTTATTTGAACCTACAAGTGTTAATGTACCTGCATTTGAATATTGTGTTGGATCTATGTCTGTAAATCCTGCTCCTGCATTTGTAAGATATCCCCAATTATTTTGATAATTAGATCCTGATTGATAATATCTGTAGATTTTAGAAGTAGTAATACCTGTTGCTTCAACAATATAACTTGGATTATTAGGATCAACAATATAATTTCTTCCGTCTACCCAAGCTGTACCTCCACTTAACACTAATCCTCTTGTTGATGATCCGCTTTGTGCTAATGTATAACCTGCTATTTTTAGTGGACCAAATGCTTTTATAAAATCAAAGGATCTTTGTTTCCAACCATATGCTACACCTGGAAATGTTTGTATAGCATTTATTGTAGATCTATTTTGATGAATTACAATACCAATTGGAATAAAGTTATTATAATCACCATCATTATATGGAGTACCTTGTGCTTTAATTACAGCAGTACCTGCTGAGGAAGATATAGCAACAAACTGTTGGTCAAAAGATCCACTTAAAGCATCAATTGTATTAGTTAAGTTTCCCCAATTTAAGTATTGTATTGTTGGATATGGATTATCGTTATATGATGCGTTTAAGTTTACAATAATACCACTACCACTACTTATTTGATAAGTATTTGTACCTAATGTTGCTGTAATTATACCACCATTTAATAAACCAGTATATAAATTACCTTCTAACCAACGTAAACGAGTTGTGTTAACATATCCTTGTCCATTTTGAGTAAAATATAAATCGTTTGTAGAACCAGAAACATAAATGTAAGAGGCAGATATTGAAGGATTTATATTTGTATCAACGGGATCAAGTCTAAGATATCCATCTAAATTAACACCACCATATATATTAATTGTAGGATTTGCTCCTCCGGTTTTAGATCCTGAAATAGTGAGGCTGCCTGATATTGCTGTATTACCAAATAAATTATTGGTTCCTACTTGCGTAGTAGATCCGGAAACATTAAATGAGCCAGTTAATGTTAAAGAATTAGCAGCATAATTAAAAGTAAAGTTTGAAGAACCACTTAATAAACTAGCACTATTAAATTGAACTTGAGTATTAGAGCCTCCAGCAGCTGCTGTTGCTGTAAACGTTACTGCAGATCCAGTACCATCATAAAAGGAAATACCATCAGGAGTTTGTAATATCCTTTGGTATGTTTTCTCTATGTCTTGGTTTGTAAGATCCCATGGTCCTGCCATGACTTATTATTTAGTTTTAGGCAACTTATTAAGTATTCCGTCAATGATTTCAGGCAACTGAGTATCTTGGATTGGGTTTTCTTTAGTGTAAGTTGCTATAATGTTATTTACTTTATCCTTTTTAATACTTAAATTATTTAAATTAATGTCTTCTTTGATTAAAAGTTTAACTAATTTAACTATATGTTCAGTAATAGGATCAACTTTTGGTTCGGTCTCTTTGATCCCACTAACTTGAACTCTTGGAGCACTTTCAGCTATGAGTTCAGCATCTTGAGACTTAACCTCAACGGTAAGTTTCTTAGATGCCTCTACAACAAACTCAGATTTCCAAGGGGTAAAGTACGTATCTTCTGCGATAACCTCAAGCTTAATTTCACCTCTTGTGTTACCTTCTAATAATCCTTTTAATTTTTTAATAGGTATTATACATTTACCGTCTGATGTAATTTGGCCTTTAAATAAAAGATTAACATCTTCTGATTCGATGATTAAACGAGCTTGGCTATTTTTAAGTGAAGCACCTTCTAATTTAATATTACACTCAAATAATTCGGTTTTATCAGTAAAAAGTGTATACATTATAAATCTATTTTAATATTAATACCTAAAACTTCTTTAGCCACTAAAGCTACGTCCGTTATACGTATTTGACGATCCTTAACTTCTTTAGTTTCTTTATATTCTTTATCCATAGCTTCACATTTCATTATTAAAGTTATGAATTTTTTACGTTTTTTCTTATCCTTAAGATATTCTTCAGGTGGTACACCTCCACCTAATGCTTCTAAAACTTCAATTATTAACGCAACATCATTCCAAGTAAATGGTTTTTTACTTTGATTAGGGAATGGATTTGTGTTATAGGCAAAGTTAGCGTTACCCCATTTAAATGGTATCCTTGTTGCCATTCAAAACTTATATATTTTTAGCGTATAAAATAAAATCTAATAGTATATCTTTTTGATCCGGTGATGCTTTAGCTAATGCTTCTTTTAAAGCAGATTCAGGGTTTGCATTTTCCTCTTGCATAAGTTTAGCAATCGGACTTAGAGTTTCCTCAACTAATGATGTCTCCTCATAATAATCTTGAGCATCATTAATATATAACTCTATTAATTTATTTAGTTTTTGTGAGGCACTCATAGATTAAATTTTTAACACGTTTAAATATTTCTACAAGTTTACGTATTTGAGCATTTAACCACTGCATGCGCTCTCCTAATCGTAAACCTTTCATAGGGGCACTTATATTTTCTTGAGGAATATATTTTAAAAGTGGTTTCATATATTCTGATCCGGTCAAGAATATAAATTTATCTTTATTTAGATCCAAACCTGCTTGCTCCATTTGTTTAGCTGTTATAGCTCCCCATTTTTCTTTTTCATCAGCAGGCATTTCTTTTAATGTTTTATCGTATGGTTCTAGTTTTTTATCTAGAGGAACTAAATAATGTTTTGCTGATAGAATAAACATATAGTCTGGATTAAGAGACTTACCATATTCTAAAGTACCTCTGAATAAAGGTGAAGCAGAGTAAAGCTCCTGTGCGGGAGCTTTATAATCTGTTTTTGATTTAGTACAACTTAAAAGTACGACTGTTGACATTATACACCTGCTAATTTTCTCATTCTAACAAAATACTCATCAAGTGTTTCTTCTTTCATTGCTGCTTTAAGATCACCTAAATCATCAGTTTTAGTTTTTGGACGACCACGTTTAGAAGTACCTAAAGCTGAGTTTTTAATTTTAGCAACATCTGATGCTTCAAGTTTTTCAGTACCAAGACCTTTAGGTAAGTTATATGTTATATCTTCTTCTGATGGTTCAAAATCAGGATTGTCTTTAAAGTTTTGGAATAAAGTTCTAACTATACCTGCTCTACTTTTATCACTAGATTTTCTACCACGTTGACCTGTTGAAGGAGCTTTTTCGGCTTTTTCAGGACGACCTCTACTAATCACATTATTATCAGCTAATGCTTTTAATTCATTATTAAGAGCTTCAGGTTTTTTATCTAAAAGTTGAGCTAAAGAATTACGACTAATACCTTCTTCACCAGCTTCTATAATAGCGTCAATCATTTTAGCTACCCAGTGACCTGAGTGTAATGATTTAACTTTTTCAGCTTTTTCAGTATCTGTTATTTTATAGCCAAATGAAGGAGCACCAGTATATTTTTTCTCCTCATCTAAATAGTTATCAACAATTTCCCTAACTAATTGAGCAAGTTTGTTCATGAATGAAGTATTTAGTTATAAATATTACTAAATCTTAAGAAAGCAACGATTCAGCAACATATATACCTTGAGCTCCACTAACAGTAATACCACGAGCACTTAATGCATCTCCAACGAAATGTACATTAGGATATGTAGTTAATGCTAGGTTTTTATAGTCAACTAATGGTTCAGGACTTAAATATTTTACTTCAGGAATATATATTCCCCAATCATCGCCCATTTCAGGAAATACTTTTTTCATATCATCAATAAAGTTAACAACATAATCAAAATATGGTTCCATTACTTGAGTAACTTTAATTAGCTCTAACCAACTTATTTGTGTAGCTGATACAGTAGTACCTTCAGATGTTAATGCTGGTTTACGAGTATTACCTGGAGAGTAATATAGTCCAGTACCATTTTCTTGTAATTTTTGTACTACATCACGTGACCATTTAAATGGATCTTTAATGCCTTTAATTTCCATTAGAATACCAAAGTTAGTCATTTGGTTTTCAAATTCCTTACCTTTTTTAGCATGACCATTGTAACTAACATCGCCATATGTTTCTTCAACAGCAACATAAGCTGCGTTGTTGTTTGTACAAAATGAACGTAATGATACATTATCAAACTTTTGATATA